TATGTTTTGTTTGCGGTCCACATCTTTAATAGACTGACCAAAACTTTTGTATCCGTAAATCATTTCATTTCTTTTGTCTTTACATTAAATCAGTCAACCTCATTAAGATATCCGTATCCAATGGACTGTTTGCTCGATATATCGGCCTTCCACTCGCATCCAAATTCGGCAGCATATTCAACACACATCTACAATTAATTACGTTCTCCGCGCTTGCCAATGGGTCTCCTGGAAACCGAATATCCTCTCCATTGTTAAAGGACTGACTCAAAGGTATTATTGTTCCATGCAGTTGGGTATGACTAAAAGGTTTACCCCTCACCCTTTCATCCTCTGCCGTTATCCATTCTTTTGACATCTCAAACGGCAAAGTAGCACCTCCAAGAAGGATTCCTGCGTTCAATGCTCTTGTCGTTTCAGTCCGCGCAATTCTTGATGCCCTTGTCATCGGGATGCCGGAAGATTGCAGAAATTGAGCTATCTGCCGCTCAGATATGTTGGCACTTTGACCCCTTTGCAGGATAGCCAACAAGTCCTTACGAGTTGTTTCGTTTATCTCACTGACAAATCTTGCTCCATGCATCTGCAAGAAACTCTGCAAAGCGGACCGCCAAACAGTATTGAATCTTGATGCGGACTTCCACTCTGCCGGAACGCGCAATCCGAAATGGTCATTCTTGGCCCGATTGATTCCATCAAAGTATGTACGCCTGGCATAATACATTGCCACATCGTAATACATCCTCATTAATGGATCGAAGATGGTATTGTCAAATAACTGCCTTGAAACAAAGCTGATTGCATTTGCAGTACCTGCATCTCGGACAACAACAGAAGCTGCCCTGAATCTCTTCTTTATGGAACGCTCTAAAATGCGCTGAAGGGATGCCTCATTCGCTACCGCCGGTCGCACTATGTTGCGCCAACTGGTCTGCATTAGCATCTCTTTGTTCTTGTTGCTGCCGTAATAGTTTGTCGTAATAGCTTTTTCTTGCAGCATCTCTAAACGCTTTTTCAGTCCTACATGACAATTCCCTTGGAATCTTAGGGTATTTGATCATTACCATCTCCCAAAGCTGATTGTCCATTGGAGTTTGTTATTGATTGCATATCTGTAATCGGCATAAAACCATTCGGAATAAATATCTGATTCATCTCCGGCTCAGGTCTTGCGCCATATCGTAGCACCGCTCTGCGCTCATTGTATGTAAGCCAATGGGCGTCTCTTACCGAATCATTCAAATCCTTCAAGTCCTTTTGAATCTCAGGAAGTTCGGTATAGTCGAAGTCAATATACAGTTTCCGCCCCCTTGTGGCTTGGAACCTTGGAGTCAACTGCCGGTTGAGCAAATCTCTCAAAGACTTCCATTCAGGCAATAACTTGTTGACAATCAACTGTTTAATTGCTGATTCGTAGTTGTTATAGGTTGTATGCTCGGCATCGAACAGTACAGTCGGGACTCCGTAGATGTTACAAAGCCTTTGGAGGTTCAGACGTTGGGCATCAAGCAACTGCATATCAATGGAGGACATACCAAAATTGTGGTATCCCCAATCACCAGCTAAAGCAGCAATCGCACCCTTTTGGCTATTGTTGTTAATGCGCTCATTGATATCAAGCATGATGGAGTTTATCTGCTCTCTGCTCATAGTCCTTGGCATAGCCTTTCCAAACAATGCCCCCTTAGCTCCATTGTTCTTGTACATCCCACCGGATGCTTTTTGGGCATACAATGAGTTTTCCAGTATGTTGACCGCAGCAGTTAATGGTGACAGACCCCTCAAGTGCATATACTCTACTTCATCCACTACTGGATTGAAGTATTTCCACATGATCATGTCCTTTTTGTCAACCATGAGGACCGGTATGCCACCTTGCTTTATGTAGTATCCATCAATTCCAAACAAGTCCTCAGCCTTACTAAGTATCCCGACCATCGGAGGAGGAATCACTTGCATCTCCAAAGGCCGACCGCCTGGAACGCCACCAGTATTCAAATAAAGGTCACCTTCTCCAAAGATTAGCTTGTATCCGTAGTAGTTTTCAAGAAGCTCAGTCATGCTCTGATACTCATTAGGAGTTTCAATAAGCCTTGACAGATCATTCTCCACTACTATCTCCATACTCAGGTTCTTCAGCATCAACGACCGCTCCAAATTGCTGCCGGAGAGTGCGTTGCCAGGATGCATGGCCTTGTACTGCTGAAACTTTTGCAGATCCTTAATCTCGTAAACATACAATGGGAATGACGCAAACTTCTGCGCCAACATGGATATTATTGAGTAAATGCCTTCGTGGGTATTGTAGCTTTTGGCGTACCTGTAATTCAGTAGGTCCTGCTGGTACATCCTCGGCCTGTACTGATACAATTCCGGCATCCGATCCGCTCCGACCGGTATTGTCGGAATCATTTGCTTTTCTGCGAACCTATTTTTGAGTCTGTCTATGATTCCCATTATATGATATACCAGTCCGGCTGGTCGCTTTTAGAATGAGTAAATATGGCATAACGACAGGCATCTATCAAGTGGTCTTTGTACTTAACAGGCACATCCATCGGGTTGCCATTCTTGTCCAGCTTCCAGCAATATCCCCTCAGCTCCGCCATAAAATTAATCGAAAAGTCTGTAACATATAATGGCAATGACTTCATCTTCCGAATCCCCTCCAACACATCCTTGTCTGCCTTGTTCGCATTCCACCCTGCTCGCATCAATTCCTCTATGCTTTCCGCAGCAGCAGCATCGCAATAAAGCATATCGTCTTTGAAGATGCCTTCAGTCTCCATACGAGCCATCAAATCCGCAGTAGTTAGGTTCTTTTCGTAAATAACCTCATGTGCGAACACCCTGTCATCCTTGAAGCCAACCTTGACCACCGCGCTTGGTGCATTGAATCCAAAGTCAACCCCATACACTATCTCCTGGCAGTCCTCAGGGAACCTTGCCACCGGCTTCCAATGGGTAAAGATTTTATGCAGCGATACACCGCGCAATCCCATGCCGAAAACGCGCCAATAGTTGTCATCGGCTTCCTTCATGGATTCAATACGCTTGACAAGGCTTTCCTCAAGGTATGGGTTGTCCTTGTAGGTAGTAATGTAGAAATCAGACTCCGGCTTCTCAGCCCAATCGTAAAACCAACCTTCCTCGTCTGAAGGGTTAAAGTCAAGTACGGTCTTTTCGGTAGTACGCAGGATTAACTGCATCGCAGACTCCTTCTCAATCTCATTCGCCTCGTTCATGTATAGGTAGTTCCGCTTTCTGCCCCGAATCTTCTGCGGTTGGTCGGTAGAAATGAACTCAACAAGGTTGGACCCGAACTCGTATGTAAGCTGAGTCTGATTGAACCGGTTATCATCCCATACACCAAGCTTTAGCATGACCTCCTTAAAGTCACGCAGGATAGTACCCCTGATGGTTGGTAAGGATGCACGACAGATTGATAGAATCTTGTTTTCTTCACTCATTAGCTTTACGCAGAACCAAATCAGGGTATTTACCGTCTTGCCGGAACGTGCGCCACCTTGCAGGATGGTAATCTCCTTCTTGCTATTCTCTAAGTAGTGGTAAACGACAGTAGTGCCAATGTCAATAGCCCTTTCTACGCCCACACTTACCATCTCCTCCGCAGCCTTAATGCCTCGCGTTAGCCTTGATGTCTCCCGCTGGATATGCGGATCAGCATTTTCAGGAATCAGTTTCCTCATTCTGTTCTATTTGGATTTGCGGCTGATTAGGAATATTCACCATGACATTAATCTTGGTCTTGCTTGGTCCGGTAGTGGAAGCCTTGGCATCTTCCTGATAGCCTCTATGTTTTAGCTTGGTCTTGCAGTAGAACATAATAGCCTGGGTATCACCATCCTGAATCTTTTTCATCAAGGCATTCTCCACAAAGTCACCCATCTCCTCCACGAGTACCATGACATCGAACCGGAAGTTAGGATCATCATTTAGCCATTTCAGGTAAACATCCCTTCCAAGCTGCATCATCTTACAGGCTTCTCCGACATTGCCATGGGCAATCCTTAGATTCTGCATGAATTGAAACTGAAGCTTTTGTACAGAAACATCATTTAATTTTTCAGTTTCGGTCATTTTAACTTGTTTTTATGGTTTATTGCACATATCTTCGACTAAACTTTCAAAACATGAACACAGACATCTTATCATCAGTAGTCATCGGAGCCATGATTGTATTCTTCCTTTATTGGTATCACAAGAATCAGGTAATCGAGGAGGACCTGTATGCCAACCTTGACGATGATGCCTGGACTATCCGGCAGGTATTGGAAGCTCAAATGAGTATTGAGAATCTGAACCGCGCCTATGAAGATGGTATGCATCTATTCCGAAAGTACAAAAAATCCATCCCAGATTTCCTTTACACCGATTATTTATCCATCATTGACAAAAAATACCAAGAATGTCAACAAAGACTGATAACCCAGCAAAATTAAGCACAAAGTACTGCTTGGTTGAAATTATGGCTGAAAAGTGCCTGATGACAGACCCAATGACCTATTATGAACTTCTTCAGTTTGTCAGGACCAAATATCATGATCAGCCGCTAAAGTATTTTAATCAAGACCGGCATTTGCACGTAATCGACATAACCACACGAGAAATCAGACCGCTTTCACTCAGAATAGAAATTTAAAACAGAAAAAATGAATCAATCAAAACTTTCAGACAAGGTATTAGAAGGTAATAATGCTAAAGGTGAAACAAAAGCAAATAACTCCATAGATGCTTTTGCACACACATTCATAGATGGAAGCACTTATGTATCATATGGATTAACAAAAAGGGAATATTTCGCAGCAATGGCGATGCAGTCCGCGTTAAGCGATGAACACATAGCAAAATTTCATCCCGCATTTATAGCAGATTTGTCAGTAAAACAAGCAGACGCATTAATCGAAGCACTAAACAAATAAGCCATGCCATACCACACCGCAGAAGTCCACATTCCGGAAGTCAATGATTATATTGAAGTTGAAATTGAATTTCGTATCTATGAAGTCGGAGAACCGTTTGCCGATGACGTAGAATGGGAATATAGCAAAGACCGGCCTCCGCATGAGGTAAAGGCCATAGAAAAGCATATCCAAGATAATTTCCATAAGATAATGCACGATATTTATCGTCAAATGAAAGACTCATGACACCCATCCAAAAAATCATCCAAGACCTGCCTCCTGAGTTTCATGCCCTGATGCCTAAGCTACTGGGACTTTTAGCTGAAGAACGCTACATGGTCATAGATGCCTTTGATAAGGCTCAGGAGGACATTATGACCGGAACAAACATATTCCATAACGGAGAAGCATACTACAATGAAAAATATGGGCAAAAATGACATGGCATGGTTTATAATAACCATCCTAAATGCAGTAATCATCATAATCACGATGTACTTGAGTTATAGCCAACATCAAAAAATGAAATCTTACGAAAATGAAAAATTTGGCAACGGAGACATTCAGGGTAACGGTAAAGGCGTATAATCGGGAATATGACATAGAGGCCGTAGTAAAATACGGACCTATGTACTACCAAAAAACAATCTCACGGTATTCCCAAAAAAAACAGGACATCGAAATAGTGGAATCGAAATTCCTGTCAGAAATAGAAATCGAAAAAGTCATTGGCCTTGGAACCGTATGGTTCTCCCTGATCAAAAAAGCCTTAATCGAACAACATGACATCCAAAACCGATACGAGGAATACGAAGGAGAATTTGATGACTCCACCCCCTCTGAATTTTATTGATGAACCCTTAGAATGGGTTTGCTGGCCTGGAATCATCGTAAGCCGGTATTACAACACCAAAATAAAGCACCTATCACAAATCAATGTCTATACCAAAAAAAACGGTAAACCCATCCTAATCGGCTACGCCACCTTCACCATCAAAAAGCTATGGTGGGTAAACCAAAACCGGAATACACCACACTACTGCCTCTATCTCCACAAAAAGACCGTTTGGGGCCACAGAATCTCCATGTCAGACCTGTACAACTGCTATCCGGTATATGACGAGGACATGACCTCAATCATTCTCACAAACCACGCCACCGCCTACCGCTGGGACCAACCAAAAACCATAATGTATCAACTTGCCGGAAAATTAGAATAACTTTACCTAAACAATTAGTTATGGTAGAGATATACCTTGCAGGATCATACAATGAGCCTATCGCAAAATTCCCCAGTGTCTATGCATATGCAAAACTCGAAGCCATCTCCCGAAAAGGAACCATCATGGCTCAGTCCATAAAAGCCATCAGCAGCTCCGCATATGTCCATCTCGCCAATATCAAAAACGAACGAAAGACATATTCCCACTACTTTAAGAATTACATCCAAATCCGAAGAACAAATTCCCACCCAGGCCACAAAAAGTAGCAAAAAGACGGTAAGTTTTCCCACTGGCTCTATTTAACATAATATTTGGCGAGTTTTCCGGTACCAAGAGTTTTTAACTTGACTTTCACAAGTTCATTTTGGCTGAGCAGATTTGTGAGGGGCACTAAGACCGTTTCGGAAAAGCTTTCTTGAATTTTCGCGCGGTTTTCGCTGCTTCTACGAAAATGTTTCGTGCAGTTTCGTTCGCGTTGTTTCACGTGGAACGTGTGTCAAATTTGCCATATCCTACCTTTTTTGTAGACTAATTGCGTCGATGCTCGCTTGAAGCCGTGGCCGTTTCCGTGTTTAAGTTCGTTATGTGTCCAATACTATAAGTTAATTCATACAAAGTTGAATACTTAATAATATACTATATATATTGTATCCTATATATTACCAAAATACAGTATCCTATGTGTATGTATTGGATACAATATATTAGGATACTATTGTAGCCTATTTTAAGCCTTATTATAAGACTTATATATTGTATTGAATACCTACATACTATTAATACAATATATCCCCGCAAATCGCTTTATTTAGCCTCACAATACATATGTCATATATGCCATGATATGGGCAATAATAAAGGGCCATATTTCAGGCCCTGTTATTTGGTTATTTGGTATTGGTTAATAGTTTAGCTGCTTTATATACCTGGCGCGTATAAAGCGCATACCCTGCAATCTGGCCAACCTTCGGCCTTCACAGATGGCATGAGGTAGCCTATATGCTTCAATTATATGGGTTTCCTGATCGTCACGGTAAAAGTTTGGATTACATACATCAAGAGTAACAATATAACGTTTTTTAGGCCTTATATACTCTTTAACGCTGAATATGTGGGATGATTGACCATAAAGCTTAAATATCTCTTTTCTTACTTCCTGCTCACTGTCAGCATGGATTAATACAGTCATGCGATTTACTCCATGAGTCTTAACTACTTTATACGTTTTCATGGCTTTACTTTATGTGTTGTTTAAGTTCATTTTTCAATTCCTTAGCTATAGGACCGCGGAAACTTGACGCGTTGGCTAGAAAGTATCTGATAATACTTTGCGCATTGTCATAGCCGGCTGAACTATTTTTGTCTGTCAATTCATACATAGCTGACAGATACGGTTTAGCTGCATAGTTTACTGTTTTCCACTCTCTTTTAATGTCCTGGGCAATTTGGTTAATTGGTCGCATTTTTTCAGTTTTTGGAGTATGAATAATTGATTTTTTCAGCGCGCATTTTCTTCTGTGCTTTACTTGCAGCTGATCCGGCCGGTTGAGTTCCATGTATAAGCAGCGCAAAACTATCTTCGCCGGCGTAAGCGTGGCTATCATCATGATCTATATCAATGCCCAAAATATCGGCTTCAAGCGGATCAAAAATAACCTTTGCGCGTTTTCTGTCACCTATCAAGTTGTCATACTTTCCGCCTTCGCTGAATGTGATACGGAAATTTTCGGGAACGTTTGAAGGGATAAAATGTACGGATTTAGTGTAAGAGTAAAAAAGTACATCAGGGTGCATCCTGGCCACAAATAGCCAGGCCTGTAAATATTCCGCACTGAAATAATCACCTGATACATGAATACGGATAATTTCCGCATCCTCCGGTAAAGAGTCGTTAATTAGGTTGAACATGGCCGGCATGGACAAACCTTTAAGCAGGTCAAAATTGCGCCATCTTGACTGTCTTACGTTTGTTCGTAAAGCCTCCTGCGATGCCGCAAAGCAACGAAAAACCATATCTTTACCGTCTGTAATCCTGCCTGTACCTTTGTTTGCGAAAGCTTGACACAATGAAGCACCTGGGCATGTGTAACCGGCAGGAAGGGAAAACGTATAAATGTTTTCACCCAGTTTAGCGTTTCCGCGGCCGAAAGATAATTTTTGCATTTTTTGAGTTTTTGGGTGTGATGTGATAATTATGCGTTTTCGGTTTCGGTTACTTCTAAGGGATAATAAATAGCCGTCGGAATATATGGGGAGTTCATTTTATATACGCTTTCCGCCCCATTTTCGGTTGCCTTATAAATCGACAATTGTTTTAAACTTGGATAATAGCAAACAACATAAACGGCTGGTAATCCAGGCAAAGAATAATCATGTATGTGAATATCCTGAATATCAAGATTAGCGGAAAAGTTACTGAAGTCGATTTTTGATAATTGAATTTTCATAACGTTTTTTTTGTGTTGGTTAAAAATTAATACTTAGATATTTGATCCGGTGACTGTAGGCCCTTAGCTAAGAAAATAGCCAGGCTAATCATGGCAATAATGACGAGGAAAAAAACCGTTTGCATAACTGTAGATTTTTGGGTTGATGTGATGCGTTGACAGTGCAATAATACTACTTTTTATATTCCTTGCACATTTTTTTCAATATTTTTTTTAGTTCTTTTTAACAATGGGTTTCGACTCATGGAATAATCTATGTCAATATCCCGGCATGATCAAATTGCGATATGTAGCTACTTTATCAGATATGGCATTTTTGCCATGTCATGGCGAAGCCGGCCAGGATCATATTATTATGTCATTTATGCCATGTGCCGTATCAGCATTTAATATGTCATATTTGCCACATCATCCGAAAATGTGCGATATGTCATTTTTGCCATACGGCCCCAATTTAGTTGCATATGCAACCATTGTCGATGCAACCATTTCGGCCCAGGTGCCGGTAGTGCATGATCCGGCTGGCTGGCTCGCCAAAAATCTGTCCGGCTTCCAAAAATCTGCCCGGTGCGGTCGGGCACGGCTGCCGGTAACCATGGGTAACTGCAATATGATCCGGCTGCAAAACCTATCCTTCAGCTATTTTGATCTGCGACAATTTTCCGCAACTTTTTCGGTCAAATACGAAACTTTTTCGCTTTTTGCCAGTTTTCGACCGGTCCAAGCTGCCAACTGAGCCAGGATTGCCAAAAATTTGGCACAAAAATCTGTCCGGCATTCTTTTGCCTCTTCCTGCTGACTTGCATCAGCTTGTGTGCCTTGACTTAGATTTGCACGAAAAAGCCCCGCAATCGGCATTAAAATGCGTCATACGAGGCTTCTGTGGTTTCCGTGGCACGGATCAACACGGATTATGCTCAAACCATCCGA